CACGTGTGTACACAAGGGGTGTTATACTCTTCTTCCTTGAGTGTCCTCCACCTCGCCACGGACCAAGGTAATGGTCTCCGTGGCGGCAAGGGCACAGCAACCTCTGCTGTGACCCTGGTGCAGCATGGAACATCGTCTTGTCAGACGGATCATCATACTGCCGCCAGGGATTTGCAATAAACCGGGTACGCCGGAACGGTTTCTTCTGCGGGTTTTCTCCCCAACCTGCGGTTACCGCAGGCACCTTTGGGCGGCCGGTCATGCCAGCACCGCTTTATACCAAAGGAATTTATAACACAGACACACACACAATGCACCCAGGCACTCGCTCCGGCCGCGCCCTCAGTGGTAAATTTTGTTGTTGTCAAAATTCTTGTCGACCATCGACGTGCCTCCGTCCATCATGGAATTGAGCTCGCTCAACCCTGCAGCCCCGAGACGTGCCGCCGCGCCGTACTTCCCCATGGCTGGTGCCAAAGCGTCCAGCAATGAAGGGGCTATGCGAAGCGCCGTCCGCCCGGCATTCTTCAGGAAGTTCACAACATCACTGAAGTGCATCGGGTTCTCGTGGAACTGCGGGATGCGGCTGAGTATCTCCATGGCCTCGGCAAACTCCTGGGTTGTTGACCCAGGAAGCTGTTGGTCGACCCACTGATCCGTCGTGGTGTACTCTACGCCTGCACAAACCGTGGTGTAGGCGAATGCCGCATCAGGGGCTCCCGCCAGGGAGGCACTGACCACAGCACATGTGGTCACCAGCCACCCTCCTGGGGGGAACAGCGGCGCATTGAGGCCCGACACCCGGCCGAGGTGGTCACGGCATACCAGGCTAACAACAGACATGTCACGCGGGCCGCACGGTTTGAGGAAACTGTATAGGCCCTTCTTGAAATTGGTGTTGTATACCGGGTTGTAGCTCGACATCTTGGTGAGGGCATTGGGCCCCATCAGCTTGGTCCACTGCTCGTCACATTGCAACTGCGTGGCCCGCACCATACCGTTGGCTGCGAAGTCTGCGGCTTGCGAGCTAACCATCAAACTGGCAGCGTGTATCAACACGCTGTTCATTGTGGTGAGCTTGTCGACCAGGTTGGGCACCGGCGCATGGACGTAGTTAGCGCAAATGCCGGAGTACTTGTAGGTGCTCCGGACTACGAAATCCGTGTTCAGCGGTGATGCATTCTGGTCGGCCGCCAGCTCCACAGCATAGTATCCGGCCTGCGCGACGTTGAGGGTGCCGGTCCATGTGCTGGCTGCACCGTCAGTGACGAATTGGCCAAACTGCACAGGGAACCATTCGCAACCCTCCAACTGGTACAACACCACTGAGTAGGCTGTGCCAGCGGCTGCCACATACGGGTTCCCAGTCAGGATGTTGAGCGTCGCAATGTCGTACGTCAGGGTCGTGTAAACCCCCGCACACAACGCACCGTCAATCCAGATGCCATGCCGCGTTTTGTGGATCCCCCCAAAAGTCTTGGTGACACCTCCTGGCACACGCAACGCCGGGTTCACAGCTGCACAAGTGAGCGGGATCGGCCACTGTATTGGGGCGCTCTGCCCATTGTGTCTGAAGAAAGCGTAAGGCTGGTCAAGCGCCGACATCTTCAGCGCCACCAGCCAGGCCACTTCATCGCACGTGTCCCCAACTCGGATGTAGTACTCCCACACGCTGTTGTTAGGATTAGGCTCGTACATGACAGAGAAATTCAGAGGATTACGGCTAAGGCAGGCGATGTATTCACCATCTGCAGGCCAGTCATCCTTCCTTGTCAGTGCGCCTGTGCTCCCAGTTTTGAAGTTCACACTCGCGATAAAGCGAGGGTGAGCAACAGCCGTGGGCCTACAGGTGTAGACGTCCTTGAACCGGATGGGTGAGGACTCCAATGGCAGCGCGTAAGATCTTGCAATCAGGGCAGCCCTCGTCCCCGTCACTGAGGCTAATGATTTCCTCACTGTTTGGAATTGGCGCTGCACCAGAGCCAGACGCCCAGAGTCGGCCCTGAAATGTGAAGCCCGACTGCCCGTGCTCCTGCGGGAGCTCTTGCTGCCGAACGACACCTTCCGGTTCTTCTTCTTTTGGCGTTGTCTTTTGCGTTTCTCTGCTTTGGTGCCACTGGATGCCACCACTTTGAGACCGCCCGCCTGGTTTAGGTATAAATCCAGGCCACTTTGTCGTTTGGTTGCCATTTGTGTTGTTGTCCGTTTTGCTTGCTTGCGTATAAACTTTTAATCCCAAGCCATCCTCCCGTGGCCGCCTTAGGGCGGCCCGCCCGCCGAAGCGGGCTCATTGGCTCGAAGAAGAAGGGAGGGCGGCCTCCGCCGCCCTCTCCGCGAACTGGAGTGGTCGCAACAGCTCATACATCTGTTTGGGCCGTTTGTCCCACTTGTTGGGGCCTTCCAGCCTCGGCACCGATAACATCGCTCCCAGCATGGGCACACGTGAAAACGTCCCGAAATTCTTGTCCATCCAGTCGAAAACCGGGTTCGTCTCGTGCCCAAGCCGATGCAGCAGCAGGCCGTGGATCAGTGACGCTTCAATGCCACTGAGCCGCTCGCCGAACGTTGCGTCCTCCAAATTCTTCTGGTAGTAAAGCTTGCAAACCAGTTTATCTGGTTTGTCCAAAGCATGCCACCACCTGTTGGAGAACTTCACCGGCTTGCGCGAAATGAACGAGGGGGTGTTCTCGTAGTCACCATCTTTGTACACGTGCCGGCCCTCGACCTTCACGTCCCATGGCATGAGTTTCCACTCCTCCAAAGCATCGTCCAGCAGGCGCATCCCTCCAGCGTTGTACGCGAAATTGAGCCCGTCGTCACCACAGTAAAAACACTGCACATTGCAAAGCGCCAGGTTGTAAGCCTGCTCTATGGTAACATTGGGGTGTTCCCGCTGTACACACTTGCACAGAGCCAACATGTTACAGACTTTATGCGTGATGCAGTTGAGTCTGATGGTGTTGGGGAAACCAGAGGGGTTCCCACGGGATTTAACGTACACGTTGCCGTTCGGGTGCACCATACGTGAGTGGATGGCCGCCGTTGCGAAGAAAATCAGCATCTCCGTCGGTATTCCATTTGACATCCGTCGCATGTAAACCATGAAGAACATGCACATTAAGTTCCTCGGCAGCCGGCGGTCCCAGCCCGTCAGGTCTGTACTTGTCGCCCCG